TGCAACGGGCCTTGACTGAGCGTAAGAATTGGGGTCTGTCTTGTGCATTGCGTGAACGCGGTGCCGAGCGTTTTATATTCGGTGTTATTGAAGTTGTTCGTGGCAAGCGTCCTGCTCATGCCCGTGAAACAGAATTGATTAACACATTGCGTCCCGAATTGAACACTTTTGGAGTAAAGTAATGAGTTTAGATGTAGATTTAATGGTTACTAAACCAGTGTCAGTTTATGATGCTAACATCACACATAACCTCGGCGCAATGGCAAGAGAAGTAAAATTGTCAAACGGTATGACATTGTATGCTGTATTGTGGCGGCCCGATGAACAAGAAGGATTGAAGTTTGCTAAAGATATTGCCGAATTGCTTGATGAAGGATGGAACATCCTGTTGAGCGACCCTGAACATTTTAAGAAGTTTAATCCAGAGAATGGTTGGGGAAGTTATGATGGATTGTGTAACTTTGTTTACAAGTATAGAAACGCATGTTGGGATAATCCTGACGCAGAATTGAGAGTGTCAAGATGAACGAAAATCTGAAACATTTCCTAGCAGGATTTGACCTTGCCGGTAAACGATTGGTCAGTGGCAAACTCCTATGCTACGGTTGTAGTGATATAGAACTTGACAACTGGCCAGAAGAAGTTACACTATTCGGCCGCACCTACACTCTTGAGAATGTCATCAAGGGTGTTGAAGGATACGAATCTGGGGTGTATGTATGAACGAACGAATTGATAAACTGCTGGTTAAGGCTGGAGCATACTTTGGTGGCGAAGGTGTTGATTATAGCAACTTTGATCCTAAAAAGTTCGCCGAGTTGATTGTGAGAGAATGTTCTGACATTGCTGACAAAGCAGAACCGTACAAGGCTAATGATTTGATTAAACAACATTTCGGAGTTGAAGATAAATCAATCAAAGTTGGTAGCCGGATCAAAGTTGTCTCTAAATTCAATGTTGGTGCTAGGGGCACAGTTAATTATATCGAACCCACTGGTAAATTATGGGTTCGGCGAGATGGAGCCAGCAGTGATGTATCCTATTATCCAACTGAAGTGATTGGAGATGACTAATGAAACAACTTAAAGAATATAACTGGTGCAAGCATTGTTACAGAAATCCCAACAAGAATGGGCATACACCATTTTGTCCAGCAACCGGAGTTAAAGAATGAACACGCCAATTGTACCTGATAATGTCGTCAAGATGTGGGCTGATCCTAGATTTCAAATTCTAGCAGAGGTTGATCGACTATTGACAGGTAGCAAGATATGGGCGGGTATGGAATACACTTATCATCCTATACATCCTGATAAGTATAAACCAGTTGCAGTAAAGGTTCGTCAAGCATTAGATGAACTCAAAAAAGAATATGGAGTTGAAGAATGAAAGATTTTATGTATGAACAACAACGGGAATCTATCACCGAAGATTGGAGTGATGAGATATCGCAGCCTCTACTGTCAGAAAAATTAAATGTACCCCGAGTGTCTTATAGGATTTATTATTCTAACGACAATCTAACCCGTAGAATTTTTATCTTCCGTGGTAACTGTTCACAGGCAGAGACTGAAATAATGTTAGGTTTAGGATTTACTTTTGCTAAAGACGGTGATACAGAAAACATCCCTGATACCCAATTCAATTGACTATACACTAAAATTAGTGTACAATAACATATCTTAACTGGAGCTATAACATGAATCTTGAACAAGTAAACAATCTCTTTCAACATAGAATCACCGACGGCAGTGAATATCTTTGGCATTGCTATGGAGACAATGTTCGTAGTATTGACTACACTAGCACATACGCATGTGGATATGTAGTATTTGATACTGACACACAAACAGTATATGAAGTGAGTGTTAGTCCAGTGGTTGGTTCTTGGGATGTTGAACCAAAGCCCTATCGTTACATTAATCCAGAACATCAGGAAGCATACAAACAAGAAGCAACCAATCGTGGTATTGATGCTGACCAAGCATGGGATGATATCAAGTGGGTTGACTTGGAGACAGAAGAAGATTTCATTGAAAAGGCAACGGCTATGTTTAATGGTGAAAAGTTTGATACTCGCATTGTAGTACCAATTGATTTAGATAATGATACTATGCTAAAATTAGCAATGGAAGCACACAAGCGTGATATCACATTGAACAAAATGGTTGAGGAAGTATTGCGTAATGTAATTGTTGAACATGAACTTAATATTGCATAATATACTCTCTTACATTAAAAATGACTATTCAACAAACCCTCTTCGTTTTGTCGTTGAAGTTACGGCTTGGATGCTTAGTATCGGATGCTCGGTCACTATGGCGCTCACAGTACCGACTCCGCCTCTACTCATTCTGTATCCTATTTTTATTAGTCAGTGTATTATGTTTGGTTGGTGCGCTTATAGCCGTAGATCGTTTGGTATGATAGCTAATTATGCTTTGCTAGTTGCTATTGATTGTGTTGGTCTTGTTCGTATGTTAATTAATTAAGGAAATAACATGGGTAAAAAGAAAATTGAATCTAAAATTGAACCAAGTAAACTTGATCCTGAATGGGTTAAGACAGGTGATAACTCTTGGATCGCAACATTACAGGAAGATCCAGAGACAGGTGATATGATTCTTCCATTGCCGGATGACCTAATGAAATCACAAAAATTTGAAATTGGTGATATACTGAAATGGAAAGATAATAAAGACGGGTCATACAGTCTTAGTAAGAAAGCATCCGAGGAGACGCAATGGGTGTTAGTTGAAGCTGTCAACACTTTCCGTACTCGTTACATGGTTGAAGTTCCAGTTGGTATTGATGACCATGATAATGATAAGGTTAAATGGGCATTGGATACCGTAGTGATGGGAGAAGCAAAAGAGTTTAGTCAGGAACATCTTGGTGAACAGATTGTTAGTCATCGTGTAGTGACTAGGAAGGAAGCACTTGCTTTGTGTGATGTAGACAATGATTACGCCGATGAGTGGGATAAAGAAACAAAAATGAAAAACTTTTTTACTACATGGGAAGAACAAAATGGAAACGCTTGAAGCACTAGCAACACCCTATCAACCAACTAAAGATTGGAATGATAAAGATTGGGATAAGTTTAGTAAATGGTTGAATGGTATGCTTAAAATTAATGAAACTGTTACAGTTACTTTTACTAAACAAGATGGTAGTGAACGTGTAATGAATTGTACATTGAAGCCAGAACTATTGCCAGTAGTTGAAGCAAAACCATTACAAGAAGGTAAAACACCTCGTAAGGAATCAACTACTAGCATCCGAGTGTACGATTTAGAGAAACAAGAATGGCGCAGTTTCACTACAAAAAACGTCACTAAAGTGGAATTTAGTATTTGACAATAAATGGAGTATCTGCTATACTATGGGTTATGAAAAAGCAAATAATCTCATTCAAAATTGAACAGCCCAAACACAGGGCTCACCATGTGTTGTTTCAAAACAACACTCCGTTCAAGCCAAAATCTGTACAATCCAAAGTATTGTACAAACGTAAACCTAAGCATTCCAAACAGGAGTTTTGATATGAACGAATCTCTCGCTATCTTGGAAAAACTATTAAAGTCCCATGATTGGCATTTTGACTATAGTGATGACCACTCTGTTTGGAAGAAGGGCATGGCTGAACGGTCTGCTATCAATCAGGAACAGAAAAGATTGATTGAGTCGGGGCTGGCCACTCTAGAGGAAGTCCAAGAATTGACACAAAAATACGTCCCCAAAGGTTGACATTAAATGGCACTTATGCTATAATAGAGTCTTATTCAGTCAAAAGGAATCAACATGACCGTTGCTATCGCTAGTAATCTCCCGATTGCAGAATTAGAAAAAGCACGTGCCCAATATAAACTTATTGCTAAACTAGTAGATAAGAAATTAAGAATCCGTTTTCGTGGTCCACGATATGATACAATGCGTTTGCATTGCACTAAAAAGAACGCAAAGGCGTTCTCTGTTTATTTTTATTGAACTTATATAAGGAATTATTATGAAAATTACATTGTGTAGAGATAAAATTGTGCCCATGGTTGAAGGAACAAAGGAATCCATTAAATGGAAGAATCATCCAGATTTAATTGTAGCCATTGATTATTTAGATGACATAGAAAATGCTATTACAAGGTATAGCAATTTTGAAATATCAGCAGATGAATATGTAAAACTTGTGAGTCCTTTTGATAAGCATCTTTACAAATGCTATTACACCGGCGGGCAAAAAACTAATCCGTTCAATACAAACCAAAATAAGGCATTTTCTATCTGGAAAGAATTGTATTGGGTGCCAATGGTTGAAAGACTTCGGAAAAGATTAGTCGAAGCAACAGGAATTCCGTTTATTCTAATACAAGGTGAAAAGAATAGAGTTGCCGTTAGTGTTTATAAGAATGGAAAATGGAAAAGCAAAGATGTTGATCTTGGGATTGGACTTATCAGTGCTAGTGGATTTGTAATTCCAATCATTGCTATTGAATGCAAGGGCGGTCACGCTTGTGCTACTTGTCACGATGGTATTTGGGGACAAGGAACTAGAATGAAAAAAACATTCCCAAATTCTTTGCAAGGATTTATTACTGATAATCATGTCACGGTTGGCAAAAAAACCTCACTAGAAGAATATTCAGATGCTATTGATTTTGAATTAGTTGAGCGAGGCGATAACATTAAATGGATTAAGAACGTCTATTTTCCTTTAAAGGCAGAGCGATTACTTTTTGCAGAAGATAAACTTTTTGAAAAAGTGTCAAGCATGCCGGAGTCTCATTGGAGAACAACAAATTTGCTACCCAAACCATCTGGTATAAGTTTTAGGAAACAACTGGATGAGGACGGGTTATTTTTTAATTGGTAATATGCAATGTAGTCAACTTGACTACACATAAATATTAATGTATAATAGATTTTTAAAAGGATACACAATGGCTGAAGGTTACAAGGCATATACAAAAGATTTTCCCACTACAAACAACGATTTGCCTTTGGCATTCACAAATAAAATTATTAACGCAGATAGTCTAGCAATACTTAAACAATTACCTGATAATTGTGTAGATTTAGTTTTTACAAGTCCTCCATACAATTTTGGTATGGGGTATGATACGCATGATGATAAAACAGATTGGCCTAAATATTTTGATATGTTGTGGGCAATATTTGATGAATGTATTCGTGTAGTTAAACACGGCGGTAGAATTATTGTCAATACACAACCGCTGTTTAGCGAATATATTCCTAGTCATCACGTAATTTCTAAAGGTTTTATGGATAGAGGACTTATCTGGAAAGCAGAAATTCTTTGGGAAAAAAATCACAGAAATTGTGCGTATTGTGCTTGGGGTTCTTGGAAAAGCCCTAGTGGTCCGTATTTTAAATATACATGGGAATTTTTAGAAGTATTTTGTAAGGGTAATTTAAAGCATCCGGGTGATAACAAATTAGCAGATATTACTGGAAACGAATTTAAAACATGGGCTGATGCTAAATGGAGTATTACACCTGAGCATAAAATGAAGGATTATGGACATCCTGCAATGTTCCCAGCCGAGCTAGCATATAGAGCATTGAAAATGTTTTCTTTTCAAGATGATGTAATTCTTGATCCGTTTAGTGGTGCTGGAACTACTGCATTTGTGGCAGCTAAAACAGGTCGTAGATATTTAGGAATTGATTTGAGTGCTGATTATTGTGTCACCGCAGAAAATAGAATTAAAAATGATACATTAAAAGATTATTCAGCAGTACTTGATGCTAAACTTGCATTGGAAGGTAAAGATAAAAGCCTCAAGGAAAGAGGTGAGACTCCAAACCATAAAAAAGTAAAAAACAAAAAAGCAAAAGCTACAGTAAATTTTGATCCTGTATTATTTGAGCAATTATAATGTCAGAACCAGTAGAACTTTACTGCACATACGATGAGGACCATAACACTTGGTTGGTATGGTTTCCTCATCCCATGGGAGGAATGCATGTATTAGAAAAATTTGACAATGAATCTGATGCTAGGGCTTTCCATAAAGAACAATTGGATGGTGCAGATTATTCCATTTAACTTTACTATTTTTATATAGTAGACTATAATACACACATGACAAAAAAATACGCCCTCATCGATACTGCCAATACATTTTTTCGCGCCCGTCACATTGCTGCACGAAGTAGTACAGTTGACGAGAAAATCGGAATGGCAATTCATCTTACATTAGCAAGTACTAATCAAATTGTTAAACGTTTTCAAATTGATCATGTTGTGTTTTGTTTAGAAGGCCGCAGCTGGCGTAAGGACTTTTATAAGCCTTACAAAGCTAATCGTGTAGTAGATACCATGTCTCAAACAGAGGCAGAGGTTGAAGAAAACAAAATGTTTTGGCAAACGTATGATGCCTTCACAACTTACCTTAAAGACCGCACAAACTGTAGTGTATTGCGTGATCCTAAAGCAGAGGCTGATGATCTCATAGCCCGATGGATTCATCTGCATCCAGCAGATGAAAATTTTATCGTTTCAACAGACAGCGATTTTTACCAGTTAATTTCTTCTACAGTAAAACAATATTCGGGTGTCACTGGTGAACTAATTACGCTGGAGGGATTCTTCAAAGAAAATAATAAGCCCGTTTTGGATAAGTTAAAAAATCCGAAACTATTAGAGGATCCACAATATTTGTTATTTAAAAAATTAGTTAGAGGTGATTCATCGGATAACATATTTGCATCCTATCCGGGTACCAGAGAAATTGGTAGTAAAAATAAAGTTGGTATTCGTGAAGCATTTGAAGATCGTCATAAAATGGGATTTAATTTCAACAATTTTATGCTTCAACGTTTTACCGACCATGAGGGTGTAGAACATCGTGTGCGTGACGATTTTGAACGCAACCGAACTCTCATAGATTTGACAGCACAGCCCGATGATATTAAATTGTCAGTAGATACAAACATCCGTGAAGGTGTGCGTAGAACTAATGTTCCTCAAGTGGGCCTACACTTATTAAAATTTTGCGGGAAGTATGAACTTAATAAAATTGCGGACAACGCCGAGACATACGCAAAATGGCTTAACAGCCCATATGTAGGAGTATTGAAATGAATAGAATAAGAGAATTAATTAAAGAACATGGA